CCCTTTACAATCGATTTTAAGCCGTTTTTATTTTTAATCTAATATAATTATATACCTTGATTTTTAGTCGTTTTTTATATTTTTCACTTTATGACAAATTTCGACAACATTTTCATTTTTTTGTGTGATATAGTGTAGAAAAAAGGAGTGATTTATATGAAAACTGATTTAAAAAAAGAAGATTTCATTAGAGTATTAGAACAATACAACCAAACGTATAATATTCAAAAATCCGAATATGAACAGTTGGATTTAAAAACTAAAGACTATTATATACAAACCATTTTATTTAAAAAATCATTTGGAATGTATTCTGAGGAAGAAACACATAAAATCTATGAAGATTTTGTAAAAGAATTTAACCAATCAATGCATGAAAAAAATTCTTTAAAATATGAGCTTGCAAATACTGTACAAATGTACAATCAACTTTTGTTAATTATAAATGAAAGATATGGTTCTGTTGATGGATATGAAAAATTAGAGCTAGACATCTAAAATGCCTAGCTTTTAATATTATAATTTAGTACAATAACTTAAGCAAATCCATCCGAGATTTCGTGTACCCCCAGTTACCATTTACTTTAGTTACTGTGCATACAACACCTCGTTTATATCCATTAGTATATTGGTTTCCTAATCTTTTATTTTGGTATCTTGCATTTGCTGTTAATTGTTTATATCCCTTTATTCTATACTTTGTACCTGCTCCTGTTCTAACATTTAAGACACTAGCATTTACTTTGCATTTTCCTGTTGTATATTTCACACCAGAAATAGTTTTAACAGGATTTGAAGCTACAGCCATATAACTTGTTAGATAATTACTAGAAACCCATTTATTTGTCCCTATTCTACTCCAATTGCCATCTGTCTCATATACTGTTACTGCTGTACCATTAGATAATCCACCTACAATATATCCATTAGGCTTATTTCTTATATTTAATCCTATTTTAGCATTTACATATCTAGTATATGCTTGTGTTGTAACTGTTTGTTTATTTTCTTGTGTACTACCATCATATTTATATGCAAAGAAACCTTTGTAATTAGCATATTTTTTGAAGTTGTCTACACTTACATAAACTTTATTACCTTCAACTACTGCTTTTCCTCTTCTTGTAGCTGTATCAAATTTACCAGCATACAAGTATGGATCATATATTTCTATCATTCCGTTTTCAACTTTAGTTAGTAAAATAAAATGACCACCTGTAGTAAATAATCCATTACCACAACTAGCCACAACATAATTTTGACTTTCTAATAATTGCAATGCTCTTTGAATGTCTGTTGTTTCTTGATATCCAATATTAAATGTATCTGCTACAAATCTAAAAGCACTCCAATAAGTTCCATTGTTAGCACTTCTGTATCCATATTTTACAAATAAATCACACATTTCTGGTGGTGTTATTGTTCCCTTTGTTGCTGTTACTACCATACTTGCACAAGTTGGTCCACAACCTGATGTTCCTATTGTTTGAGAACTATTTCCTACACTAGAATACATTTTATAACGCCATCTATTGTCTATTTGACTATAATATGTAAGTCCTTGATAATTTCCTAAAGTAACATTAGGATATTCGCTTGTGCCATTGTATGCTATTTCTCCTTGCTGTTCAAATTTTTCATCCTCAACTGTTTGTTCTCCTGCTACTGCTTTTTCTTGTTCTTCTGTTTGTACTTGTATTTCTGTAGTTGGTAAGTCTTTTACTTCTTGTTCTGTCATATCGTATGTACTAATATTGTTTTTTACTTCATTTACTACACCATTTACAATTTCATTAGTTGAACTATTTTCATTGGCTTTGTAAAATCCCAATCCACCTAATATTCCAACTATTACTGCTGAAATTATTAATATTATTTTTCTTTTTTGCTCGTTATTCATTGCTATCCCTCCATTTTTATTTCTATTTTTTCAATATCTTTTTCTATAGCTTCACATCTTCTATCATGCACTTGCAAAAACTCTGATTGATTATCCATACTTTTCTGTAATAGTTCCAAGGATTTAGCTGTATTCATATTTGTATTTTGTATTTCGATTAAGCACTTACCATTTTGTTCTATTGTTTTTTGCATATTTCTTCTAGTTGTAAGCCAATCGTATAAGAAAAGTATTACTATGACTAGTGAAACACCATATTCGTTTATCAATTTTCCTATTTCTTGCATTACTCTTCCTCCTTAGTAGCTTCAGTTTCTGCTGTTTCCGCATTTTTAATTTGTTCAATTTCTTCTACAGCATTGTCCATAATATCTTCTTCAACTTGCATTGATTTTTCTTGTTCTTCTGCTAAATATGTTATCAATTCTTCGTAATCTTCTGCTGTTATTTTATTTTTATCTGCATAATCACTAGCTTTTAGTATTGCAAAGTCTACAGTATACATCTTTGATTTATATAAATTCATTATTGCATTTTTGAATAATTTACTTGTATTCAATTTACTCACCTCCTGCAAGTATTTGAGCTTGCATATTATTTAATAATAGTCCTATATCAGCTAATGCCTCAACTTCAAAAATAGGCTTTATCTCATTCGTACTAAATATATTTGTTTGTCCTTTATAACTTATTGCATTTTTTATTTGTTCATATGCTTCTTTCTGTTCTTCTGTGTATGTCTCTATCTCTTCTTCTGCTAGTTCGTATTCTACTGTAATAGGGTTATTTGATAGCCAAGTTTTAAATTGGTCTATCGTATATTCTTTAAAAGTATCATTATATAAATAGATACTTCCATTTGAATGTATTGCAATTCCAGTGCTTCTTTGATAAGTTTCATTTGCACTTTCTTTTATAAAATGAGAACATATGATATTTGCTATTTCATCTGCACTCGATGGTCTTTTGACTTCATTTTCAATAATTTTTGAAGTAAATCTGCTTTGATTTGAAGTGTTAGTTGTAGATAAAGACCAAGCTTCATCATCACTACCATCCAGCACGATTTGTTTCCTCTTATGATGTATTTCATCATCTGCTAAATAGTCTCCTTGCATCAATTTTTGACCTTGCTTAAATGGGAATATTATTATTTGTTGTTTATGTTCTTCACTTGTAGTTTTCTCAGTGTTTCTCTCTAATTGAAAAACATCTAAGCTCTCAATAATTGGATTAAATCCAAATCTTATATATCCATCTTTATTTAATGTAAATGCAATCTCTTTATCTGTATTTGAGTTTTTTCTACTTGAGAATTTCTTGTTTTTATCATAAATTAATACATGTATCCAATTATTTGTAGTAGACCAAAGTATATAATCTCCTTTTGATAAAGGGATATAATCATCTATTCTTTTATCCTTATTAAGTATAACATCACCATTACTTTTATAATTACCTTGGAATAATTCCAAACTTTGGTCTAATAGATTTTTGTTAACCGTATTTATTTCAATATTTCCACAACCATATCCGCTGTCTGCTGTCGCTTGTACACCTCTTTCTATTTTTATGCTATCTAACATTTCTTGATATGTATTACTTCCACCTGCTATCCACACATATGCGATTAAATATTTAGCTGTTGAATTAGTTGTTATTGTCATAACATTTGTATATGCATTACTTACATAACCTTCAACTTGTTGCGAATAGTTTGGTTCCTCACTAGTATAAGCAAGAGCAAATCTATTTTTTGTTGCATCATACTTCTTTGAAACAGTGTATGTAGTATTTGGTTTACATGGTATCCATACTGTTTTATATGTATTTTTTACATTTCCGCCTAACCCAGAAGTGTCAATCGGTGTATCCAAAATATTAGGATTATCTTTGTCATATAAATTTCCATTGTCCCCAACATTTCTAATCTCACTTGAAAATTCTTCAGAAAGCATCAGTCCACCTTGTTCGAAACCAGTAAAATTTTCTCCTTCTTCTAATTGTGGTCTCCATGTAAAATTATTTAAAATATTACCAGTTGCAATAAATACTCTTATTCTATATGTCCCCTCTGCTAAATCTAGAGTAGTAAAATTCTTTGCACTAGAATATGCTGTTAGTTCTCCTCCTTTAACAGTTGTATATGAGCCATCTTTTTCTTTTTGTTGTAGAAGAATTGCAAGTGAACTAGTTGCTGTCCCTAACGACCATGTTCCCTCCATATTTTTAGACAAAGTGTATTTTCCAGCTGAAATATTAATTGGGTTGCTATAAAAATTCACTACACCAGAGGCAGTACCATTTAGTGTTATGACTCCGTTTTTTATTGAGCATGTAATTCCTTGGCTAACAGTTTCTTTTATATCATCAAAAATTATTTTGTTCTTTCCACTTCTTGTTTTTTGACTGCTATTTCCCTCAATTCTGAATTTCGTAAATTTTGCTCTTGCTGTATTTTCTAATGCTATATTTTCTCCTTCGTTACTTACTTTTGGGAGTAAGTCTATTATCTCTGTTATTAAATCAATTTTTGAGTTTGCCTCTCCTGCATAATCATCTACCTTGTCCCAATTTTTATTCAATGCTTTGTCTATATCAAATTTATTGTTATTAGTTTCAAGAGGTTCTTCATGTTTAAATAACTTTAAATTTTTTGTTTCACTCATTTATTTACTCCTTTCTCAAGAGTTTCTATTCTTTTTATTAAACTTTGGATAATATTATCTTTTTCTTTATCTTTCGCTTGTAACTTTTCTATTTCATCTTGTTGCTCTTGTATTGCTTTATATGCTACTGATGTCATGCTATATAAATTTGCACCTATTTCTTTTCCTTTTTCGTCTATTGATGTTAAATCTTTTGAATACTTGTAATTACTTCCGATTACAAAACCGAAGCTTTTTTTGTCTGTGTCCTTATCTGTTTTATAATTAAATTCGTAAATATCAGTATTTTTTACAACATCTATTGCTTTCTTAGTATATCTTTGTATATTTTTCTTTTTTTCTTCTCTTGAATTATCTATAAATGCTTTACCACTTACATATCCATCAGTACAATTAATGCCTTTATACGCCGTTAAATATCCAGTATTTGTTATGTTTCCTTCTATATAACAACTCGTTCCATGTATAGCTCCATCATCTGTAAATAAGCAATAATTATCTCCTGAACCTAATCTAAAGCTATTGCTTCCTGCTTGATTTGCATAAAATTTTATATTGTCCAATATAGTAATTGAAGCATAATCAATCACATTTTTTGGATGTATTTCTAATAATGATTTATTTGTTTCTTCATCCCAAAAATATAATCCAAATCCAGTTGGGTCTCCGTTTAGAAGTACTCCACCTGATTTCATACCTGTTCCGATTCCATCTAATACTAAATTGCAATTACTTAGTACCAATTCACCATAAGAACCATCACTATTTTCTTCACTCATAACAAAATTTTTTATGTATAAAATAGGCCAAAATTTATTATCTTTTTTTGTTGTAATTCCCCAAGCCATACCATCAGATATTTCTTGTCCATAATTTCCTGTTACCCCAAAACTTATATAGTTTTGATCATCAATTGTATTTACGCCCATTTCTCCAAATTCAGTTCCATCATCTTTATAAAAATGTTGTCCTTCTTTATCTAACGCCATCATTACATTCTTATCTTTATCTAATATTGCTAAACTAGCATTTTTATTTATTATCATCATTTGAATAAAGTCTGAAATTTGATTCCATGCCACTTTTACATGTTCATAGTTTTGCTCTATTGCTGTTCCTAATTTGCTTGTTTCTGTATAGCCTTTTAACTTGTTATCTGTACTAGAATTTGCACTATTTATTGCTTCTGTTTTTGCCGTTGATGTTTCTGTTTTTGTTGAATATGTTTTACTTACTTCACTTGTTATGCTTTCTGCTTTTTGTGTTATTTGTGAATTTGTTTCTGTTTTTGTATAGTAATTATTACTTAAATTTTTATTTGTACTATCTGCTGTACTCTTTGCTGTGTTTGCTGTGGATTGTGCTTTATCTGCTTTACCATCTACTGTTTTTATTTCTGTTTTTACTTCACTTACACTTTGTGTTATTCCGTTTATATCTTGTTCGTGTTTTGTTAGTTTTTCAGAATTTTCAGTTGTTTCTTCAACTAATTGTTCAATCTTTCCTTCTGCTTGACTTATTCTGCTTTGAACTCTTCTGTTTACAACCTTTTGACTTTCTTTTTTTACGGTTGTTTCTTCTTTTTGTTTTATTTGGATTTTACTTGATATTTGTGCAATAAATCTTCCTTCTAATGACATTTCACCTTGATAAAAAACATTTTTACCATTTATAACTATTTTGTCTCCAATGTCTATAGCAGGGTCTATTATTACTTTTCCTTCAAATGTATTTACTGTCAAATCTTTTATTTTGTTGTAAATCTTTTGAACTTGGTCTTCGTCAACAATGTACATATTTTCTTGATTTATCCAAAGATTATTTCTTGTGTCATCTCCAAATTTAAAACTTCTTACCCCATCTTCATAAGATACTTTTGAAATTTTAAATTCTTCACCCCATTTATATTCTCCAAACATTTCAAGTGATATTTCTGTTTCATCTTGACCAAATTCTCTGAAACATAATTTTCCTTCTCTATCAATACAAGCAAAGCAACCTGCACTCTCTGCAATATAACTAATGTATTCTCTTGCTGTTACAGTATTGTCATAAACAGATACCTTTTTATCAGAATTTAAAAAAGAAGTAGAACCTAATTCTACTCCTGCTTTATTACAAATATCTTGTGCAACTTCTAATAGTGTTGCTTCATTTTTTTTATCTATCAATTCTTTCCCATTATAATTAAATTCAAATTTAATCATATTGTCTAATGCCTTTATTGTTATTGTATTGTCATCATTATCTGTGTAATCATCTACATTATAAATTCCAATTGGTATCATTTCAAAACTACTATTATTACTACTTAAACTTTTAACTGATATTCCATTTAATGTTCCTACCAACATTGCATTTACTTCTGTTACTGTTAATGAGTGACTTATTAATATTCCATATTCTACTCTTATTTTTGAAAGAGTTTTTGGCATTTTATCTTTATATAGTTTCATTTCAATGTATTGACTTGGTGTACCACCTAAGCAAAATTCTTCTTCAAATACATTGCCACCTTTTTTAAAATCCAAAATATAGTCTGGATTTATTAGTACATCATCTATATAGATATTCATTGCACAAACTGGGTTTTCATATCTATTTTGTTTCCACTTTTTACTTGTTTCGTACATTAACTCAACCCCTTTGCTTTATTTACTGTTGCTTTTTGTTGTGCTGTTAATTCTTTTTGCATCAAATTAAAAGACACTTTCCATCTTGATTTGGAAGTGTCTTCATCTAATCCTGTTTTATGCATTTCGCTTGTTCTTTTGCTTACTCTGAATTTTGCGTTTTCTAACATACCACCTTGAACACTCGGGCATTTTACTGTGACTATCATCGGATTCTGGTATGTTGCCTGCAAAAGTTCTTCTGCCTCGTCTTCTGATAAGTAGTCCCATGACATTTCAAGCTTTAGCATTCCAATTGCAATTGGATTATCTATTAATGCTCCTGTTACTTTTGATGTATAACTATCATTGTCTGTATCTTCTATATTATCTTTATATGTAGATGGTGTTTTCATTAATTTACCATTTAATTTCCATAACATAATTTTTATCCTCCTACTAAAGCTTCTATGTCTTTCCCTGTTCTTCTTTTCTTATCTCTTAAGTCATCTAATAATATTTGTCCAAGTTTTTTGTCTCCTACATTTACTGTTAAATATATTGGTCTATCGTTGTTATTTCCACTATAATTAGACAATACATCTTCAAATGTATCACGCATAATATTTTGTGGAGTTACAATTTCTGGATTTGTTTTAGCTCCGGAATATTCACCAGCTATTACGGTCGTCGCTTCTGTTAAAACACCACCCTTTGCTAATCTTGGTAAACTCAATGTATTTATGCTTCCAACATAAACTCCTGGAATTAGATTAATAAGCCTAATTCCTCCATTAATTAATCTAATCGCACTATTTATAGTTCTTTCAATTAAAGATATAACGCCATTAATACCTGATTTAACAGCTCCAGATATTGCATTCCCTATACTTGTACCTAGGCTTGAGAACGTATTTCTTATTCTGCTCCATACTCCACTAAAGAAGCTTCCTATATTTGAAAAAATATTTTGAATTGAATTATATGCATTTTGAAAATTTTGTACTATTCCATTTTTTATATTACTTACTGCATTTCTTATATTGGATGTAATATTGTTCCATATGTTTGATGCTATATTTTTTATATTGTTAAAAATATTTGAAATATTATCTTTCACGCTATTAAATATACTAATTGCTGTCTGTTTTATATTTTCCCAAATTTGCTTTATACTATCTACTAGGCTAGATATTCCATCAAGTAGTCCTTGAATCATATATGTTCCTAATTCTGCCATGACTGTAGATGGTGAATGTATTCCAAACACATTTTTAAATCCTTCTATAAAAGGTGTAAAAATATGGTCTATTACCCATTGTCCCAAATTGCCAAGTGCTTCTATAATTCCTTTGAATATTCCTTCAACAATATTTCCACCACATTCTTTTATTTTTTCACTGAAAAAGTTTCCTGCTTCATCTATAGCTTCATTTATTTTTTCTCCTAGAATCATTCCTAAATTAATAAAACTTGCAAAAGCTGACCCCAATGCATTAAAAATTGATTCAGAAACTCCATTCCAATCAAATCCTTCTATAAAATTAAACAATCCATCAACCACTACAGTCCAGTCAAAGTTTTCAAAAAAACCGGATATAGTATCAAAAATTCCTTTAATTCCTGATGACAACGTGTCTCCAAGAGCCTTCCAGTCTATATTTCTTATTGTACTACTAATTGTAGTCCCTATAGATTTTCCTAATTTACTAAAATCAAATGTATTTACAAATGACTGTCCAAAATATATTACAGTATTAAGTCCTTGAGCAAATGTATTTCCTACTTGATTCCAGTCTGTCATTGCTATAAAACCATTTAGAAGCTGTGCAAGATTAGTTCCTATTTTTTTAGCAGTATTTTGTATCTTGTCCCAAGGTATGCTATTCATGGCTTCATTTAATTTTTCTCCAATTGTTGCTCCTACTTGATACCAATCTCCATTTTTAATTGCATCTATAATACTATTAGCTGTATTATCTACTTTAGATAAATCAAAACTTGGTGCTGTTGTTCCTCCACTTCCACTATCTGAATTACTATTATTGTCAGAGACATTATTTATTTCACTATGTATATTAGATAAGCTCTTTGTTTCATTTTTTGCCTTTTTAGCATTTCCAGCCATACTTGCATATGAACTTGCACTTGCTTTAGCAAATATATTTACTCCTGTTAGTGCGTAAGCTACACTTTGAATCGCTTTCATTAATTGATAAACTAAATTTGTCACAAATTGAATAACTGGTGCTAATGCACTTCCCATAGCATATTTCATATATTCAATGTTTGCACTTAACTGTTTAGCTCCTGCATTTTGACTTGATAACCATGTATTTGCACAACCACTTAAAACAGAATAAATGCTTCTTAATGAGAATAATGCCATAGCATATTTCATAACGTTTCCTATTCCTTGCCTTAATCCTGTCCCCATTCCTTTTATATTATTTGTAATATTTTGAGTTATTTTTGGTAGTCCTTTAAAACTATTTTTTATACTAGACATACTAGGTTTAACTTGTTCTATTTTTTGCTTAAATGCTTCAAAAAAACTACTCAATTTGTTTTGAGTAGTTGCTGTCTGAGATATTTGTTGTCTTAATTGTGACATTTTGCTCTTTGCTTCGCTAAGTTGCTTATTATAATATTGTATTTCTTTTACTAATACTTCTTCTTTATCGCTCAAATTAATATATTGGTTATTGTTTGCTAGCCTTTCAGGATTTACTTTGTTCATTGGTTCATTAGCTATTTTATCTAACTTAGGTGTTATTATATCTAATTTTATTTTTCGGGCATTTATTTTTTCTTGTAAACTATCAATTTGCTTTTGTATCTGAGATATTTGTTTTTGTGCATCTTTATTATTAACTTTTATTGCAAGTTCATTATTTGCTGAGCTTTTTCTAATCTCTTGTAGTTTTTTCTTAATAAAGAAAACTGCCTGCTGTACTTTATTTTTCATCTCTTTTGTATTTATTTTTGAAAAAGCATTTTGTGTTTGATCCATCTGTTTTTTTATGGTTGGTACTATTTTTTGAAACTCTTTTAATGCTTCTTCTACTTTTGCAGTTACTATGATTTCTATCTCTTCTACCGTGATAAGTCATTCCCCCTTTCTCCTTAATTTAACGAAATAAAAAAACACCTACCTAAGTAAGTGCTTTTTTATTTTTTGTTGTATTTTTATTTAAATATACTTGTAGGAGCAAATCCCATTTTCCCTTTCTTTATTGTCCATGTATTACCACAGTTTTGGCAAACTGCTACAGTAGAATTTATTGTTTTAGTTTTATTTGTACCTTTAGATTTTTTCCAAAACAAATTAGATATACCTAGTGTACACAAAGCAGTAAATCCTCTTGCACTATTATTTACATGTCCACCAAATCCAATACCCTTTTTATTTGTTTGTTGACCTTCTTCAACAAGTTGAACTTGAACATTCTCACTTCCACAATAGGGACATTTCATTCTTTTTTCCTCCTTTAGAACATTGATGCTTCTACAATTTTAAAAGTTGCATTTTGCATTGCATTTAATTTGTCTGATGATACATATGTAAATATATCAAAACTTTGACTTTGTCCTGCTGCTAAGTCATTTGCATAAACATAATCTTCATTGATTCTTGCTCCTGATTCATCTACTGCTTCTATATGTAAGTTAAAAGATTTTGTTTCTGAAGTTTTGTTTGTTACTTTAACTGTCAACTTTGTATCCTTTGTTCCATAACTTCCATTAGTCACTTCAAAATTTCCTAGTTGTGCATCTACATCATTAGCTAGAACTTCTTCTGTACTACTTCCTGTTGCCTTATCTAAATTAGCACTAACTTCATTTAAGCTATCTGATAAAGCTTTTTGAGAATTAATTGTAATTACCATTGCTAGTACGCACAAAATAACACCTGCAATAGCTTGTCCTTTGCTGGCTTTTTTAATTAATGATACTATTGCTAAAATTCCTCCTATTAACCCTAAAACAAATGATACATTATTTACTATTGGAATAAATGAAGTACACACTCCTATAATTCCTAATACTAAACCAGCAGTTCCAAATCCACTCTTTTTCCTCTCTTCCATAATAAATTTCCTCCTTTTATTAATTATAAAAAGAGTATATCATTTTAAGTTGAAAAAGCATGTCGAATTTTGTCGAAAATATATATTTTTTATCATTTATCCCTTAAATAACATTCTTTGCTCTTCTAATGTTTGTTCTTTCTCTTCTATTTTAAATAATTCTTTATAATCATCTCTAATTAGAATAATTTTAGGGTCTTTGCTCATACTATCTGCTCTTATAAGTTTATTAGTTACCGATTCTTGTAGATTAATTTCGCTTTTTAAGTTATCAATTATTTTTAAAAGATGAGTTTGGCAGTATATATTTATTTCTGAATATCTACTATTCCAAAATTCATGTGGTTTCATATCAAAATAATATGCCAATGATTCTATAGAATATATTAATTCTATTAAATTGTTAGCTTTTCTTATATTTTCAATAATATCATTTAATCCTTTTAAATTTGAGCCATTATTTCTTTTTCCACTACTCTGTTGGCTGCATTCTCTACTGCTTTTTCCAATAATTTGTCTGTATTCATTGTTAATAATGGATTTAATGTTATTTCTTTTAGTTCTTTCTTGTTCATTTTCTTTTTGAAAAAACCCTCATTATTCAACGTCTCTGCTATCTTTGCATATAATTCACTTATAGTTATTCCTTCTGCTCTACAATCATCCATAAAGTCATACACTTCACTTGATGATGTAAATGCACTTTCACCGTTTTCGTTTTCTGCTAATTTAAATATTATTTTTGACAATGCTTCTATATCTAATATAGAATATGCTTTTATAAAGACTTCTTCAAAATTTTTATTTTTTAGTAGATTAGCTATGTCTACTATCTTTCTTGTTTTTAGTACTAAATTAATTGTTTTATTTTTCGTTTCTATAATCATCTTTTTCTCTCCTTTGCAAAAGAGAGAAGGCTTGTGCCTTCTCCTAAATTAAAATTTTGTTGAATCTCCTTCAACTGGATATCCATCTGTTTCAACTGTTTTTGTTTCTTTGTAAACCCTCATAGTATCTTTTATGAAATCTCCATCGTTTATCTCTTGTCCTGCAATATCTACAGTACATTTAACAGTTTGAACCAATGGCTTAGTAGCAACTGATGCTGTTGATTCTGGATATTTTACGAATAAGTATATTGATGTATCTGCATCTGCTATAGCTTGAATAGCTTTATGTGTCTCTTGTATGAACATCATTTCTATATCAACTGTTTCCGCTTTTCTTTTTCCTTTAGCCATTCTTTCTTCTTCTAAATCTAAAGCACTATATGTTTGTCCCTCTTTTAGAGTTTTTAATTGTCCAATTTTTTGAACATAACCTATTTTTGTTTTTTCTCCTGTTAAAGTTTTTGCATATGATACCTCAGCTTTCATAGCAACTTGTGGTGTCGTTGCTTTTTTTGGTGTTTCTCCTTCCATCTCTAATTCCTCCTTATTATCTTAAATTAAAAGAGGTTGTTATTGAATTATAACAAACCTCAAATGTTATTGCTATACCGTATTTTTGCAATATAGGATCATATACTGCAGGACTGGTATTCGTCCTTGTAAAATTAAGTTCTTGAAGTTTTTTATCAACTTCATCTATCATTTTCATTGCTTGGCGTTGCTTTTCATTCCAACAAGTTATTGATATTTGAAATGTAGAACGAATTGGAAATCCGTTTTCTGTTAGATTTACTGACTTTAAAGGTGTACGTAATTCCAATATAGGAAATTTACTTTCTGTATTTGGATTACTTAAAATTGGTTTATTTTTATACAAATTTTCTAGCTTTTCATATACTAAATCGCTAAATTGTAATTCGCTTAAATCTTTCATTTACATACCTCCATTAACATTTCATCTGATTTTTTCTTAACTATCTCTGCATTTTCATTTCTACTTTGAAAACCTGCATCGGCTATAAAGTGATTGGCTTTTGAGCCTGCTGCAACATAAAATTGCTTTCCTTTTATGGTTATAATTGGATAACTTAATGACCTGCCAACTTTATTTACAGGTATATACCATTCTGTGTATCCGGCTTTCTATAAAATGCTTTGTTCTTCCTATGTGTTCTTGTTCCGCATATTGCCCTGTTCCAAAATATTCAAACCATAAATATGATTGTCCATTTTCAGTCATAAATTTAGAAGGGTCAGCATAGACCCTTCCTTTTACTTCTTTTGTAGACATATCAATCATCTCTACTAATATTCCATTTTCGTTGTGACCTTTTTCCAATCTTATAGCATAACCTCTAATGTTTTCTAATATATCTTTCGAAATTACTCTTGCAGTTTGTGGTAATTTTTGAATTATAGCATTTATATTCTTGAAATTATGTTTCACTTTAAAATTACAATTAAAACTTATCATTCTTGCACCTTCTCACATATATATACATAAGTACTTCCAATTTTATTTTTGTCAGTTACTTTATATTGTGGTTTAAATTTCTCCACTTTTGAGATGTCATCAAATGATATTCCATCACCCTTTTTTATGTCGTATTCTTTTGTTGTTCTTGCTTTGTAAGTACTATAATCAATCTCACCAGTAGACTTTCTATCTAACTCGTTTACATCTTGTTGCATATTTAACCAAGCTATGCCTTTATATTTCCATATTTTATCTGGTTCTCCGATGGTCTCCTATTTCTTCATATTCTGATATATATACTTTTGTTAAATCTCGTAATAACATTATTTAATCCTCCTTAATCCAGATTTTATAATGTCATTTCTTAATTTATCTATAATATCTTCAAATGATGTTGAAATAGAACCTTCATTTCGACTTGTTAAACCTTCTGCTCCTCTTGAAAGATATATTGCTTTTGTAGCTTTTTTTATGTATGGAAATAGTTTTGTGTCATCTTTTTGTCTATTAGAAATATCAGAGGCAATAGAACTTACTTCCTCATATATTTCATTTAAGACTTCTTTATCATCTTTATAATTAGATGCTAAATCTGCTATTATTTTATCTATATTGTTAGTTTCTGCCATTTCTATTGCCCCCTACTTTTAGGCCATTGAAGCAATTGTTGCTATTCCTGCTTTTTTAGCCTTATTTCCTGAATCTACTTCAACAACTACTATTTTTTGCCCCGTTGTTGCTGTAATTTCGTCTGTTCCGTTCCAAGCTGTATATCCAGATGTGCAAACTGCATCATATTCTGGCATTGTTGGATTTGCAGCTACTTTATATTTATAACTATTTCCAGATTTCAAAGCTGGTGTAACAGTTATTTTTGTTTTTCCAGTTGATGTTCCTGCTTTTGATGTTACATTTAATTCAGCAAGTTTAGCATCTGTTACATAGAATATTGTATCTTCCATTAATGCTTTTGTTCCTTTGTATAAGAAATCTTCTAATGCTACTGCATCATCAAATGGTACTTTTTCTGCTCCATATTCTGATACGTAGAATGGTTGAGCAATAGCTCCGTCCATCATTACAACAGCTTTTACGCCGTCAGGTAATCTTGTTGACTCATAAACTCTAACAGAGTCATACATACCAATTGCTTGTTCTTTTGGATCTGTTCCATTTGGTAAATCATCAAGAATTTTCTTCATTCCTTTTCTGTATTCACTATCTACAACAATAACTAATAAATCTGATTCTATTCCATCAATAAAGTCATTTCTTAAAGTTCTTGCTTTTTGTAATAGAGTATCAATTGTATCTTGTATATTATCTTTTGCAAAAACTTCTGTTCCTTCTAATACTTTGGCAAAAAATTCTCTATCTAAGTATCTTATAATAGCTGATTGATGATTTACTTTTCTTTTTTCAGCCATGCCATCAATACCATAAAGTTTTACGTCTTTCCCTTGTAGTTCTTCTACAATTTCTTTATCAGTATCTATAACAACTTTTACTGGTTTAGCTTTTACTTTATCTCCTTTACCAGCTGCTCTTGCAGTACCTTTGTCTTTTAATTCTGCATTTGCAAATCTTTTGTATTCAATTACTCCGCCTTCTGGATTTCCTGAACCATTTTTTGCTTTGATTTGTTCTGATATTGCTCTTGATGCAACGTTTTCTAGTACTCCACTTAATACTTGTTTTAAATTATCCTTTGTTTTACCATCTTGTAGCATTATGTTTAATGCTTCTTGTGTAATTTCTCCCATTTTTTATTCCTCCTATTTTTTAATAACTTGATCTAGCTATTGATTTGCTTTTTGTATTATCAATACCTGTTTTTTGTATTGGAGTATCTTCTTTTAATCTTTCATTTACAGCTTTTTCAACAGCTTTATTAAAAGCATTTGAAACTTCTTCTATTTTTGAATTAATTTCTTCTGCCTTAACTGTTTCAAAATTAAAGAAAGTCAATAAAGATATATCCAATCCTTTTTCACTTGCTATTTTTGTTGCTTGTTCTTTTAATTTATAAGCATTTAATTCTGCAAGTGCTTTTTCTTTGTCTGTTCTTTCTTTTTGTGCTTGATATTCAAGTTTTTGTTCTTTGTTCATTTTTGCTAACTTTTCAGCTTCACTTTTTTCACTGTTCATCATTTCTTCCCAGTTTGTTTTTGCTGTGTTTATAGCTTTTTGAACTCTTTTGTCAAATTCTGCTTGATTCTTTCCATCTTTCAGAAAATCATCAAATGTAACAGGATTGTTGTTTGCTCCTGTATTGTTTTGGTTATTTGCTCCCACTGATTCATTATTTGCCCCAGTATTAGCATTATTTGGATTATTATCTTGTCCTTCCATTCTTTACTCCTTTTGCCCCAGCCATTGCTAAAAGCCCCAGCCATTGCGAATTTGTATTCTGTTGTTCTTTATAGCCTGCAATCAGTAAAAAGGCATAAAAAAAGAGACGTACGTCTACGTCCAAAAATTTATAATTATAAAATGTTAATAACTTATTTATTATCTTTCATATATCCTTCTGCAAAATTATATTTAAATACCCATATAACCGGTCTAAATATTGTAATTACCGTAAATATAATCCAATACCAAGTTGGCATTTGTAATTTAATGCTTAATATTAAAACTAATAACCACATATTATTTTTCCTCCTTATCTTCATATATTGCCATATAATTTTTCTTTATATCAAAGTTAGTTATTTCATCTGGTGTTAATTTCGCATAAATTTCAATATTAGCAACAAATTTTAAATCATTTGTTATATCATCTGCCCTCTTTATGAGCTCTTGACCTATTGCTATAATAGACTTCTTTACGTTTTCTTTTCCTGTTGGTATTAATGGTTCCTGCATATTTTCCGCCTTCCTTCCATAATAAAAGCACCTACTTGCTAGTAAGTGCTAAAATTTACCTTTTATCATTTTATTATGATATTTTTTCCATTTTTCATATTGCTTTATTATTTCTTTTGGTGTATTTTCTTTCCATTTCCAAGGTTTTTCTTCTCCTAATGTATCTATTTGCCAATCTGTCCAAGGGTGTTCCATAGGCATCATATTAAATCATTCCTTTCATAACTTCTATTATGTTTTTGCTCAGTAATGAAGCATTTTGTTTATTAGCATAATAATCTGCAAATGCTTCTGCAATAATTTCTTGTCCTCTTTCTTTATATGCATATCCTGAAATATTTCTTATTAGTAAATCTTTTTCTTTTATATCATTTACACCTATTTTATTCAAGGCTTTATTTAATATTTTATTTACTGTTATATTATTTTCGCTATCAAAAACTATTGCATTATTATTGTTATGATTTAATTTTTTTATTATTTCTGTTACTGCTATATGTCCTGTTTCATGTATTGACATATCTTTATAAGTTGTGTTGTTAGGATGAAAATGCTTCTTAACATCCATTTCATATAATCGTTTTGGAACTTTACCATTATAAAATTTATTTTTATTTATATACATTACATATGTTCCATCTTTTTGTAATTCTACTGCTAGTCCACCATTTGGATGGTCTATTTCTTTTATTTTTTTAATCTTTCCTCTTATATTTGGAAAATCATTATATGCTCTACTCATATTGTTTAATAATTCTTTTAAAACTTCTTTATCTATATGCCTTGTATTCATTTTTTTAATATTGTATTTTTCTTTTATATCTTTTTCAAATTTTGTATCAAATATATTAAATTGTTTTTCTGTTTCTAACTCAATATGCTCATTATTAGGATTATACACAATCGTACTTCTGCAATAATGAAAGTGATGTTGAATTGGTGGAAGATTTAAGCCTAGTACTAATCCATTGCATCTAATTCTTTGTACTGTTAATTCTTTTTGTGTCTCACCATAATATCTATCAAATACATTTTCTTTGTTAATATAAAACTCTTGATTATTTAAACTATCACACATTAAAGTTGTTTTATCATCTTCTACTGCAATAAATCTAACTTTTGAATTATCTTCTGTTACTTCTTTTATTCCTTCTGCTTTTGCTAGATTATTTAATCCAATCATTTGTAAATCTACTGCACCTGATATCTTATCATTATTTATATTAAGTTTTTGATTATTTTGCCTATTTATTATTATTTGAAACTCATTAGAATCAATTTCTAGGCTTTTTTGTTGTTGTATATTTAAAATTAATTGTTTATATATTTGTTGTGCATTATACTGCATTGTTGCTTCAATGTATTGTTTCCAATTAAATCCACTATAATTTGGTTGGTCTAATAGTGCAAGAAATAAAGCCATCGCTAATATTGATGGCTTTTTCTTTTTATTTACTTCTTTTTGTCCGTTCTTCATAGTAATAACTTGCATCTTCATACATTATTTGTGTTTCTTGCTCTTCTAATTTGTTTTGTTCTTCTATATACGCACTATAAATTAATAATTCTAGTATTTCACTGTTCTTTACCCTTGTTCTTTTATAAATATTGTTTGCTAATACAGTAAAATAGTTATTATTCTTTAATGAGCCTTGTTCTTTCCATTGTTCTATATATGTATTTATTCTTTTCTTAGTTTTATTATCTGCAATATTATAGATGTTTTCTGTTGTAAAATTAAATGTATCAAATAGTTCTTGAAGTCTGTTTTGAGTTTGTTTTGATGTTTTATTATATAGTTGTTTTAACTGTTTCATATAATGATCGTGTTGTTCCCACATATAAAACACCTCTATTCTTCTTTATTGATTTGTTTTTTAACTACTTTAGTTTGCTCTTTCTTGTTATCTGCTGTTAGTTTTTGTGCTTTTTGTTGATCTGTCAAATCAGTTACTTTATTATCTTGATTGTTTTCTTTATTGTCTTGATTTTTTCCTGCTTGTCCTATCATTTGCATTTGTTGTAAATTCTTTTGAATATTCTCTTCATTTTGTTTATCCATTTCTGCAAGTTCTGATTCTGCGTCTAATCCAAATGGTAAATGACTTATAATTGATTTATCACTTACCAATCCTCTTAATTTTAACCAAGCAGTTGTAAGACTTTCAGTATCTGTTGGCAAATTACGTATTAAAATGACATCAATATCTCTAAAATCATATTCTTTGCCTTTTTTCAAGTTAATTCTTGCTGTTAGCATCTCCCACATTCTTAAATATTCTTTTCTAAACAAATGATGTGCTTGCTGTAGCACTTGTTCTAAAGGAAAGAACTTTTTTTCTAAAGCTGCAGCATTATCTGCATTAGTAAAACCTTGATCAGTTACGTTTGGAACACCAGCAATCATAAGAGCCATATCTAAGCACGTCTTTTTATGATTTTCTGATGCAGTGTCATTTATATCTTTTATAATCCAATCAATGTCTCCATCTTTATCTGGCGTATAGAATACCTTTGCATTTAATATAGCATCATCTTCTTGCATTCTTGCAGGATTCTTGGTCATTATTACATTTCCTTCTTTATCTTTTTGCTCTTCTCCTTTATCATTCAAAAGTGGTATTAACGGATCATTCATTGGAGAAAATCCTGTTACTTTCAATTTAGCATTATCATTATAATCAAAAATATTTGCATTATTTTCAATTACTTTTTCATTTTTATTTATTAAAGTCATAACATTTTCAAAAAAAGCCATTCCATAAGGATTTTCTACAGCAAAACAAGGTAAATCAGTCCACATTATTGGTGTATTAGTACCGTCTACTTCTTCAAACTTATATTCAGCATTTTCAGTAATTGTTTTCTTTTCTATACCATCCACAAATTGTTTTTTGTAATCTTTGGTTATTATTTCTAAATGTGTTTCAATTCCACCTGTAGCTATATTTTCATACCAACATCTTAATAAGCCTATTTTTGTACTTGGTACGTCATAATTCCATATTGCTACTGTATTTAAACTTGAAACATTTGCATATACCTCTTCATTATATTTGTTTTCATATACCAATCCATAGCATGCTCCTGTAGTAATATAATCAAGTACACAGTCATAAAAAAAGCTACCATTGTCATTATATTTTGCAATATAATCAATAATAGCTTGATAGTCCTCTGGATCATTCTTTTCTCCAAATATTCTTTTAAATATTCTATTTAAAATCCCTTTTTGAGTTTCATTTATATTTTTTACTTTAAACTGAGGTTCTTTTCCTCCAAAATATCCACTTGCAATAATACTTATATAATATTCAAGTGCAACAACAACATCCTTTTGATCATATTTTCTTGTAAATCTATCTTGCAAATATTTTCTATGCATAAATATTGGCAATGCTTTTCCCCATAACACACTTATATTTTGATTTATATTTGCTTCATTTAAAAACTCATCTTTATATTGTATTTTTTCTACAAAACTCATTGTTTTTCTCCTTTACATTATACTGTTATATCCAAATTGTAATTTCTTTTGATTTATATATTTCTCTATTGCATATCTCATTGCATCCATCAAATGATTAAAATCATCTATTGGTCTATTTATTTTGTTACCAAACTTGTCCTCATCCCAAGTATAGTTACTTATTTCTGTTATAAAATTCACACATCTAGGATGTATTATTATTTCAAAGTCTTGTATGAATTGAACACCATTATTTATACTATCTTTTCCTTTTAATGCTCCTGTAATATGTCTTAGTCCTAGTCCTCTTAATTCATCTATTGACTTTGGTTCTGCACTATCTGCCGTTATCTTTTCTTTTGAATAGCCCATTTGATTTATTTGGTCATATATTGCTTTGTTACTCATTCCTTTTTGATATATTTCATCATATACATAAATCTTTTTGTTTTTTAAATCTATTGCACCACAAAATAGTGCTGTTGGGTCGTTTGTATAACCAAAGTCTAATCCAAAAGCACTATCTAAGTTTCTTATTGTGTTTAATTCAAATTTTTCTTCCTTCCAATTTTCATATACTAATCCATCAACTATACCCCAATTACCTAATCCAGCAACCTGATATCTTCTAGGATTATTCTTTTTCATCCTTTCAAATACTTTCTTATCAGCCTCATCTAACCACTCATTACAAAGATAATTTGTTGTCATTGCCAATATGTCATCATCTTCAACATCAAAAAATCTTTTCTTAATCCAATGATGTTCATTCCATGGATTTAATGTTATTGTTATTTGCTTAAATAAACCTTCTGGAACTTCCCCGCCTTATACTTTCATCTATTACATCAAAATCAGATTCTTTTGTTATTTCGTATGCTTCTTCTATCCATAGCCAACATAAAACACCAATATCTACTGATATTGATGTTACTTTTAATGGGTCATCTAAACCTCTAAAATATATTTTCTGTCCTGTAGGTTTGTATGTCATTTCTAGCGGACTTTCTTTTATTTCCCAGAAGCTATCTACTTGTAATCTATGTATTGCCCATTTTAATTCTGTAAAACAACTATCTTTTAATGTTCTAAATGTCTTTCTAATTACAAGTGTATTAGCTTCTTTATATTTCATCATGTTACTTATTATCCATAATGCTGTTGTCTTTGATTTTTTACTCGCTCTTGAACCTTTGCATACTCTATATCTACATTTGCAATGCCAATACTCTGCATAACCTTTTCCAACTATACTTTGTAATGATATGTTATTTACTTGTTGCTGTGTATTTTTATTTATTATTTTATTCTGTAATATCATCTGTTATCACCACTGGTATATTTCCATCAACTTCAACTTTTTCTTTAAATGTACCATATCTTTTTCCAAGTAGTTCTGCACATTTTGTTCTATCTTGTAATGAAGCATCTAATCCAAATTGGTCTTTTTCTTCTCCTCGCATTACTTTTGTTAAGTATTGTAATACTTCATCTTGTGAAGCAATTCTTTGGTCTTCTTTTTCTTGAAGTTTTATCTTTATAAATTTGTCTAGTTTTGACAAGTTTTGCGAACCCATTCTATTAAGATTTTTTCCCTTATATCCAGCTTTTTTACAAGCTTCTGTTGCATTTGCAGTTTCTATATAATAATCAATAAATCTCTTTTGCATTTCTGTTAATGCGTTATATTCCTCTTCTATATTTTCATATTCCATCTGCCTCACTTCCTTTTCTATGTTCATTTATTAGATATTTCATTACATCTACTTTACTATAACATTCTTCTTTCTGTTTGTATCTATCTTGTAATTCAAACTCGTCTGTTTCTTCATTGTATATTTCTACTTGTTCTCTTTTCAATATTTGGTATTTAGTACAATATTTGCAATTCTTTTCACTATAAAATTGAAAACTATTTATTTTATATATCTGTCCTTTTATAGATAAAGCATATAATAATTTATTTATGTTTTTATTTATGTTCATTTTTGCCTCTCACAACATTTTAAAATCTGTTCTCCATATAATGAAATAGAATCTATTCTTTGTTCTATCTTTACACTATTATTTTGTTTATATTGTTCTACTATTTCATTTATGAAATCATTACTACTTGCAACTATCTCACATACATCTTCATAGCTAAATATTTTATCATCATTTTGATTATGACCATATTCATACAACCATACATGAGTTAGTTCATGTTTTAATGTCTTGATTATATTTGCTTGATTTTTTAAAAGCATTATCTTTTGGCTTCTATATATTGTTACTCCTAAAGTTCCTTCGCATTTCATTTCGTTATTTATTGTTGCTTCATCTACATTTTCTATAGTCCAGTCTGTATTGTTTATTTTGAATTTCATTTAATTAAGCACCTCTCTTTTATTCTATAAGGACAAAATACTTTACCTTCTCTTAAATTAGTAATTTCTAAAAAAGAACAGTTTTTACACTGCTCTGGTAATTCACTCTTTATTTGTTTTAATTTCCATTTTTCATTATATTTTTGTTCTTCTTCTATCATATCTAGTACTTCCTCACAACTGTCAAATTTACATACTTTACACTTTTTATTTCCATTAGGGCATACTTTATTATCTATCAAACATTGTTCCATATTTTAATCCTCTGTACACTTTAGTTTTCCATTTATGTCTTGTGTTATTTTACAGTCTATATTCTTTTTGCATTTGCTACAGTTTTCTTTTTTGAATTGTTCTATTTCTTCTTTTGACATATCTTTTCCTCTTTTCTTTTTATAAACTCTATGCAATGATATATCGGTTTGTATAAGTAGCTATCTTACACTTTGGATTCTGGTCTATATCACAGCTCAACCTTTAGCTTACGAGCTGAATCTCTTGGAAGACTACACACTTTTCTTCCCTGTGACGGAATTAGTGTTTCAACCTTATGCTCCCATTATTAAGTTTTATATATCACTGCATACAATTTATAAATATTAATTAGAACTTGCTAGGAAAGTTCTTTATATACTCAAAGGATAATAATCATTACAGCCAAATTTATATTATCAGTTACCTAGCATACTGGTAATAACATAATAAAAAGAGTAAACATTAAACTAACGTCTACTCTTACTTGAAAAAGTTTATATTTTTAAAATTAAATAATTTAAGGAACTTTATTTAATTTTTTATTTGTATCGCTTTTGGATACATTTCTAACTCTAATGATATTATATCTTGACACTCTCAAAAAATCTACAAAAAACTATCAAAAAACTATCAAAAAACTATCTAATTTCTATCAATTATTTTATATATCCTAATGCTCTAGCAAAACATAATAAAGCATCATATTGTAATCTGAAGTATGTAGCTTGTGGTATATTTAATTTGTTGCATATTTCTTCTACTGTATTGCCTGGCAATAAATATTTTTGTCTTATTATTTCTTTCATGTCTCCTTGTAATCTATCAAAAACTCTTTCAATTGCAAATATTTTTCTTATGATTTCTTCTTCATATTCCATAAAGTCCTCTATTATAGAATGTCTATAATCTTTATTTTCAAATCCTTCTTGCCAATATCCGCCCAAACATACTGGTTGTCCTCCTAGTCCTACTGTTTCTATTCTAACTATCCAGTCTGGGTATTTTCTCAAATCCGTTATTGTTTTTCTCTTTGCTTCTTTATCTAATTTCATTTGTACCTCCTTGTTTTCTCTTTATATCTTCTCTTATAAGTTCATCTTTAAAATTGTCTAAGATTTTATATGCTTTATTTACTTGTGCTTGATTTTCTTTCCTTTTTGATATGTCTAATAAATTTATGTTTTCTAATTCTTTCATTGTGTTTACTACTGTGTTGTATATGTGATTTATTGTCATTTGTTTTTCCTTTCTTTCAAATATTTATATATTACTCTTTCTACATAAGCTAATGCTTCATAATTGCTTATGTATCTTCCATCATGTCTGTGTCTTACACTTGATCTTATTATTTTTATTTCTTGATTGTATTGTCTTTTATACATTGTTGCTAATTGATTTTTACTTAAGCCTTGTTTCCATTTTGTTATTATCTCATTTCCTTTCATACTACCACCTTATTGTAGTATGCTCTTTTTTTAGTTTTATATTTTCTTTAACTCTTTTACTTCTTTTTTTAATTGTTTTACTGCTTTAATTAATTGATTTATTGTATTTCTTTCAGTAGAATATTCTACTATTCCTTCTAATTCTTCTATACTATCTATATCTATTTCATCTTGTTTTTGTACTATTTCAAAATCTTTATTTACTATGCTTAATATATTGAATCCACCAAATCTTCCTAACAAGCTGCCATGTTCATATCTATATATATTACTGTCTGTATAATACTGCATAGGCTTTTCATTTAAACATTTAAATTTTGTTCCTTCCTTTATTTTTCCATCTGCTATTGCTTTTAGCAGTTCATATCCTTTACATTTCATTTTATTTTCTCCCTTCTAGTAGTTCTTGTAATCTCTTTTTTATATCTAAAGATTTTGTGTTCATTGCTCTTAATCTTACTATTTGATAATCATTTTTTCGGTCACTTGTATAAATATTCGAATTGTTAGATATTATTTCTTTGGTCTTTTTTATATCGTAATCAATTCTGTCTATTATTTCTTTTATTTTTTGAACTGAAATTGAATTTGAATATCTTTGTACTAATAATTTATTTATTTTTCTTGCTGTTGCTTCTTGATTCTTTAACTCTTTATTTTCTTTTAATGCTCTTTTATAATCTGATAAAAGTTTTGATACTGCTTTATAATAATTGCTATTTACTTCAAATCTTATCTTTCTATTTCCTCTTCTGTTTCTTCTTTCTGTATTTAATATATTCTCTATCATTTCTATGTTATTTTCCACTTAAAACACCTCCTAATCTATTTTGACTAATACTCTAAAATTACCCTTTCTTTCTCTTTTTCTATGTGCAGGACTTTGATAAAAATATAATGTTTCTCTTTTTACTTTATACTTTTTTTGCAATTCATCAAGCGTTCCTATATCTAATAAATTTTCTCCTTTGTATAAAGCGTATTCAGCTGTTTTCACTATGTATCACTCCTCTCTAGTCCTAAATGTTCATATGCATCATCTATTTCTTTGTAATTTATTAAACCTTTTCGTAATTTATAAAAAACATCACTTATATATTCATCATCTTCTAACTCAAAAACTTCTTCTATCATTGTAAACATATTCCATGGGCAGATTCCATCTTCCCAAAATTCATTTTCTAATATAATTAAGTCTTTACCAACTTTGTTTCCAAATTCTAATATTATTTTTTCTAATAATTCTCTATTATTTATTTTTTGGTTTTCCATTAATTCATCAACAAATTTTTTATAATTTAATTTATATAAATCTACACTCATACTCATATCTTATTTACTCCTTTACCAATTTTCTGCCACACATCGGGCAATAATTTATTTGAAAGAACTGACTTGGCTTATATCCATCATTGTCTTGTCCTTCTATTTCAACATATAACATATATCCCCAAGACTTTTTTTGATTAATAATTTCCATATGCGTTTCTACTTCATTGTCTATATCTAATATTTTTTTATTATTTATTATCTTTTTACAGTATTCACACATATCTATTCTCCTCCTAATAACTCTGGATTATCGTATATATTTCCAATTACCTCCATAAAATTATTCACAAAACTAACTCTCCCATAATTTTTATTCATATTTGTAACATCTATAGAAAATCCATTGTGTTCATATATAACTTTTCCTATATCTTCATCTCTATATTTGATTTTTACTATATCTCCTTCATATATTTCTTTTCCGTTTTTATCGTGTAGTCCTGTGTATTGCATTAATACAAAACTTGGTTGAAACGGTATACTCATTCCTATAAAGTCTCTATCGTTCGGTTCAAAATTCCAAGTACCTTTTTCAAGTGTTATCTGACCGATTTTAAACATTTTCTTTAAATCTTTATGCCATGCTCTAAACTTTATCTCTCTATTCATCTTCTCCTCCTACTTCGTTTCCCCAGCAATCCCATCCTTCTACAGTTTGTCTTGCAAATAATTCTATTTTGGGAACCTGTCCAACTAATTGAGTTATTCTTTCTCTTGCTTCGTCTGGCTTTCTGCTATGTTCCCTTCTCTCTGATATTATGCAACTGCTAACCTTGTTACTCTGTATTATTTTTCCTGGTTTTCCTTTAATTCCAATTAAACACACTTCACAATTACTCTTTGTATAAAAACCTATTCCAAAGCAAGGTTTCTTATTTATTTTATTTGTTTTTATCCAGCTGAATCCTAACGTTTTATATTCAAATCCCCAGCTTCCAATAACCTTCAAACATTCTCTTAAATTTGGAAAAGTAGCCCATATAAATAAAATACAGTCTTCTGCAGCAATATTTTGGATAACATTTTTCATTTCTTCTATTTTTTCTAATTCCATAGTTTTATAATGTCCTTTTACTCCTCCGTCCCATTTTGTGCCATTTGTGTACATCTCCATAATTCCACGGAGGATCTGCGTAAATTATATTGTATTTTTTATTTGTGTTATATATATCTACATACATTTCTCTCCTCCTACTTTATAGCAGTTAGCCATATAACTTTCTTTTGTTCTCACATATTCGTTTACTTCTATCATCTCTTGCCTCCTTACATAAGTGCTTCAAATGTAACTTGTCCATCTTCCATTATTCCATTTAAAATATCTTCACTTATCATTTTTTCTTTTGCTTGATTATAAAAATCTTTTTTTATTTCAAAGCCATAAGCGTTTCTTTTCAATTCTGCACAAGCTCTTAAAGTCGAAGCACTTCCGTGCGACTGGGTCTATTACAACATCCCCTTCATCTGTAAATATTTCTATTAATCTCTTTAATAAACTTATTGGTTTTTGTGTAGGATGTATTTTAGGGTATAGTTTAGAACTGTCTCTTTTCCACTCAAACCAGTTGAATATCATTTTCCCTTTTTGTTCTTCTGTTCTACCATTATTAAATTTTGGTAGTTTATCTTTATAAAGTACCACTGCGTATTCTGTTGCTCCTACTATTTTCATATTAGCTTTTAATACTGATGCAGAATAATTTTTTACAAATACTAGTGGATAACTTTTCATTAGTCCATGTTTTTTTGCTTCATCTATTACCATTTGCATTTGTTCAAAAGCACAGAATACTATCATTGCTGGTGCTTGTCCTTTTTCTTTTGGTTCTTTCTTTAAATATCTAGTACAGAAATCAAAGAAATTATTTATTTTAAAGTCATTATCTGTATCAAAAAAACTTTTTCCAGCTAGTTTGCTTTCTCCGTTTTTGTTATCTCCATCTTTATACCACATAGGGTTGCTTGCATAAGCATTGTTTCCAAGGTTATATGGTATATCTGCAATAATTAATTGTGCATGAGGTATTCCATATCTTTTAGCATTTTCAAAGTGGTCATTATATAATTCTATCTTACATTTTTTGTTCATCTTTTTATTCCTTTCATTTAATTATTCTTAATTCCAAATCTGGATAAACTTTTTCAAATATTTTATGTTTTAATTTGAATACATCTGTCTGCATTCCTTTAACATCTTCTACTATTGTTTTGCCATTTTCTATATATTGAAAGTCCGCTATATATTCTATCTTTCTGTAAGTTTTACCGTTTTTCTTAAATTTATCTTGTAATAAAAATCTTGGTTGTAGTTCTAAGTTGCTTATTTCCCCTGCTCTTTCTAACAGTCTTAATTCTTTATATCTATTTCCTTCTTTCTTACTGTCAAATTCTTCTCCGTCTACTATTACTTTTTTATTTCTGTATTTGTTCACTTTTCTTTAGCTCCTTTTCTATGTAATTTTCACATCTCCAAACTCCGTTTAAAGTTTTCTAATTCAAGTCTATTACAGCCTCTACATTTTACACATTTACCGTTCTAACGGTGGATAATTATATTTCATAATCTACTCCTAAACATCAAACCAGCCAAAAATTGTTGGTGTACTTTGCCCAGCAACTGCTATTGCCCATTCGTTATGCCATTCTAAATCAATAATATATTTGCAAATATGTGCTAGTTTGTTTTTATTTCTTGTTTTAAATGCTATAAATAATATTTTGTTTTTTCTTCTATATTTTTTTATATATTTTTCTATTTCTTTGAGCGGTGTATCTCCATTTATAGATTGTTCCATATCTCCTAAAAATTCTTCAATTTCATCATACTGTTTCTTGTTTAAATTATGAATTTGTTTGTTTAGCTGATGAAAATATTCAAAATATTCGTCCATAACTACCTCCTAATCACTTCTAGGAATATGATTCATATTTATTGCAATAAAGCCTTTTTCTGTTCTCTCGTATACTGCTACTGTTTTGCCACTATATTGACATTTCTTTTTATCTATTGCTTTTACATATCCCATTTTTTCTAATTCTGTTAATCTCGGTGCTGTATAATTTCTTTCTGTACTTGGTATAAAACTCAAATCAAATAATTCTACTGCTAATTCCTTTGCTGTTTTAGGTTTGTCTAATCTATTTAAAATTTGTATATATCTTATTTTCGTTTTATCTTGTATGTCATTAAAACTCATTTGTCTTGTTTCTGTTGTAATCATTTGTTTATCACTCCTTTACTAATTCGCACCACTCTAAATTCTTGTATAAATAAGCATATGGATCATTTGTATAATAATCATTTGGATTTACTGTTATTCTTGCTCTTACATCTGCTATTTTTGGTGTGAATTTAACTTCTTTTATTGTTTTATTAACTGCTTTTTCAAACTCTCTAGCCTCTGTTGTCATAAATTCTTTAAACCACAACATCAATTCTTCTTTACTGAACTTTTTATTGTATGCTGTTTCTATTTTTTGTATATTTTTGTAAAACTCTTGTTTATTCATTTAACCACTCCTCTATTTCTTTACTTTCATTTTTCTTTTTGTGGTTTTCATCCTTTGCTTGTACTAATGTTCTTATTCCTGCTTTTTGCCAATTATTTAATATAGCTTTTATGTACTTAATTGTTCTTTTATTAGTTTCTACACTAATTTGCATTGCATAAATTATTAAGTCTGTTGGCATATCTTTAGAATAATCTTCTAAAACTTCTACCCCATAAGGAGTAATAAGTCCTATATTTTCATTGTAAAAATCAATAATTTTTTGTAAGCCGTCAACACAACTGTCGCTTACTTTGTCATTATCATTTACATTTACATTATCATTTACATTTACATTTTCATTTACATTAGTTACCTTTTTGCTTTTTGTTTGCTTCTGTTTTGCTTCTGTTTTGCTTTTCTTTTGTTTTCCATTTTCATATTTTTTATAATTTGCATCTAATTGAGGTTTAACAAGAGAAAATATTGCTTTAGATATTCCTGTCAACTCTATTTCTTCTTGGTCTAGTGCATATCTCATTATTGCATTATATGAATCTGCTTGATTTTCTTTTGGTAACTCGCTTATAGCTTCATAAAAACTTCTGTAAAATATAAAACTATCTCTTGCCATTTGCTCCTCCTTTTGTAAAATATAAGGAGTAAAACTTATGTCTTACCCCTTAGTTGTTTGCTTTTCCATATTCTCTAATAAATTCTTCTTTTGTTTTGTTGTAATATTTGCACCAAGCTTTTTGTGCTAATTTCTTTAATTTTCTGTTAAGCTTGTCTCCATTTTTGCCATGTACTCCATTCGTTCCACGATGGTCTTTTCTCATCAAAAATACTATCAAGCCATCATTTATACTCTTTTGTCTGTAAGCCTTTGAAAAATAAACCTCGTGTCTTTCACAATATATTTCTGTTCTTACCGTGCTATATAATTTGCTTTTGGGCATAATACAAAATTCTTCTTCACTCTTTTTTACATTTTTCTTTGAGTTTTTCTGTGTATTTTTTGGGCAAGGATTAAAACTATTACTTAAATCTGTTACTATCATTTCTTATCCCAACTTTCTAACAAACTATCTATTTCCTTTTGTGATTTTGTTTCTATTCCATAAGCCTTACAATCTTGAACTACTCCATCTATTAATCTCGACATTTGTTTTGAATTAAACGAACTTGATCCATAATAAGCGTTAATAATTTTAAATTCTGTATCTCCTATATATGTTGTATCTGCTATTTCACAAAACCAAGCTATTCCTTGTGCTGTCCACATTTTTTCAAAAGTTTTTATATTTTCTGTCTCGATTTTAAATCTTCTGAATATTCCTAGCTCTTTTACTCTTCTTTTATATTCTTCAATTGTGTCTATTTCTGCTAGCTCACATAATTCTTGCAATAACTTCCAGAAATAATTATTTGCATTAGTTGTTCTTTTCTTTATGTATCTCTTAGCTTCTATTTTTAGTTTTAGACCTTTTAATTGTTCTATGTCTGATAACTTGTCCTTTCCATCAATTAAAAAGCTTATTTTAGGTTTTCCTGTGTTATAATCTATATTTATTTCTTCTAATATTCCTGTTGTTTGCATTTAATCACCTACTCAATAACTTTTGTTAAATCTGTTCCTAATTCTAAATAGTTATCAATTATTTGCCCTTTCAGTAATTCATCATCTCCAGCTTGCTTTAAAGCTTCTTGTCCAAACATATAATGACTAGACCTATATATAACTTCTTGATTTTCTGGAACTACTATTTTTATTTTAGAATTTTGATTATATAATTCATGCCATTTATGTGTTTTATTATTTATTTTGCTTAACTCATATTCCAATCTTTTTAGTTGTTGCAAATTTAATTCTTCTAAACTACTCCATATTTCCTGATTTATTTTTAAAGATAAATCACTTACTACAATTCCCTGTTTTCTGCACAATTCGTTTATTGCTGTTTTAACTATCTTTGTTGCTTCATCGTAGCTTATGTACATATTGCTATATATTTCTTCTTTTCTATTTTTTTGTTTGAATTGTTCTACTTTTTGCATATCTTGTCCACTTGCTATTCCACCATCAATTCCAAATCCGCAAAATCCTAACGCTCTTCCTATTGCAGATGTTTCACAATTTTCCAACATTGAGATACTATTTACTAATCCTTTTTTTACTTCACTTGCAAAACCTGTTGCTAGCTCTTTCTCATTTTCATCAAATATAGTTGCTTTTATAGTTACATCGTTATCCGTTTTATCTATAATCTCTGTTATAATCCTTCCATTTGGATTCAATTTTCTAAATGCTAGTATTCTTTCACTTACTTCTGCATACTTTTTTCCTTTTATATCTGTCTTTTTTATTTCTGTGTTTACTTTTTCAATATCTTCATATTTCATCAAAACCTACTCCTTTCGAATTGGTAATTCATTTCTCTTTCTTCTCGTTCATTTTCTTCTTGTAATTTTTCTTGTACTTCTTCTAATTCATCTTGTGCTCTATATTTAATTTCATTTAAGTCGTCTATGTAATCTTGATCATCTATTTCATCTATTAATAAATTTATAGAACTAACTATTTCGTCTAGTTCGTCATATTTTCTTTGTAAATCCATTTTTCCTCCTTTACATATCTGCTTCTTTGTGATAAAATAGAAACAGATATGAGTTTATATATATTCTTATTTTTGAGTTATCTAAAGCTTTTGTCGGTGTTAGATAGCTCGTTTATTTTGTCTAAACAATTTTCTACTAAAGCATTTATAATAATGTTTCTATGTTTATTTTTATCTTCTTCTGATACACCCGAGTTGTTTACATCTTGTAAATTTAGTAAATCTCTTATTGTATTATTTAAAAAGTTAATTGACTCTTGTTTACAAAATTTAGTTCTTTGTAATTCTTGATTTAAGTTTTGATTTATTTTGCTTACTGCTAAGCTTTCTTTTTTTAGTTCATTGTTTTTTATTATTAAATCAATTTGTTTAAACATCTCTCTTCACTCCTTTCCTTGTAAAATTTTGTAATTTATTGTATAATCCACCATGAAAGGTGGTGATTATATTGCGACTTAATCAAGATTGCGTTAGAGACAGCTTGCTTTACTTTGAATATTATTTGACTAACACAAATGTCTTTATATTAGACCCTTATTTATATACCAGCAATCAATATCTTGAAGGTTATTCAAACCCAGGTTTTTTTTATACTTGTTTAAAATTAAAAGAAGCTGGTTTTATAAATTGTGATATAACTAATTATATTGACTCACCAATTCCAAAACTGACAGTTCATTCTATAACATGGAATGGTCATAAATTTCTTGATAACATTAGAGATATTAATATTTGGTCTAAAACCAAAAATATATTAACTCCTCTTAAATCAATTTCTGTTGACCTGATTAGTGAAACAGCTTCTAAAGTAATTATTCATTATATAGATAGCAAATTAGGTAACCCCTAAATCCCTCAAATAGGCTAATGTTGATTCACACTCTGCATTAGTTACTTTTTTTATTTCTTCTATTTCTCTTAAAACATTCTCCTTATCTAATGGCAATGGTAGTGTTGAATTTAAAATTATTTTATTTATTAGTAACGGTAATTCAAAATATAAATCTCTTTCTCGTTTAATCTCTTTTTCTCCCATAGTACCCTCCTAATAAATCGTACTTAAGCAAAATATTGTTCCTGCTTGTACTATTTTTTGTATTAATAAAGCAGTTGTTATTACTGTTGCTATAAACATTCCTACTTTATTTTTATCTAGTTTTCTTTTCATTTGTTTTCCTCCTTTTATTTGTTTTCCACCTATGTTATAATTCTGTCGAAAGGTGGTGATATCTGTGGCTACAACCCTTAAAGTAAAATGTAAAAATTGCAATAACATTTTCAACTATTATTGGCATACATTTGATACAGTAAATGAAATTGTTTGCCCTCATTGCTGCAAAAAGCTTGGCCAACAATATGTTGAACAATACATAAAACCTGCTTTTGGTGCTGTATGGGAAGCCAATTATAAAATCAGAAGTAAGCACGAAGATGGTTTATGTGATTGGTTTGAATTTAACTTTGAAGAAATATA